TACAGCCAAGAATGGTTACATCCTCCTGGTTCAGGACGCAGAGCCAAACTTCGATGTAAATGGCAACTCTCCGGTAACTCCGGATAGTTGGATAAGCTGTAGTGATCAAATGCCTGAAAAGGGCCAGAACGTGCTTATTTCGGTGAATTTCGATAGCTCTCTGGTTGAACCGCTAATATGCTCCGCACGCTATACCGGAAGCACCTTTCGGCGCGGAGATGCAACGATTAAGCCGGGTAATGGTATTGAGCAAGCAACTCACTGGATGCCGCTACCGGAACCGCCGCAGGAGGTGAAGTGATGAACAACTTAATGATCGACCTTGAGACGATGGGGAAAAATAAGGATGCACCGATCGTTTCCATTGGCGCGGTGTTCTTCACTCCAGAAACCGGAGACATCGGACAAGAATTCTATACGGTTGTTAGCCTGGAAAGTGCTATGGGGCAAGGAGCTACACCTGACGGCGATACCATCCTGTGGTGGTTGAAACAAAGCCCTGAAGCACGAGCTGCAATCTGTATTGATGATACTTTGTCGATCAGCGATGCTCTCTCAGAACTAAATCATTTCATTAACCGGCACGCAGACAATACGAAATATTTAAAAGTCTGGGGTAACGGAGCCACCTTCGACAACGTAATTTTACGTGGAGCTTATGAGCGAGCAGGACAAATCTGCCCGTGGGCATACTGGAATGACCACGATGTACGCACGATCGTTACGCTTGGGCGTTCCATCGGATTCGACCCCAAAATGGACATGCCTTTCGATGGCGAACGGCACAACGCCCTGGCTGATGCCCGTCATCAGGCAAAATATGTTTCCGCTATCTGGCAGAAATTAATTCCTGCCACCAGCACAGAATTATGATTTTCCCGGGTGCAGCCGGTTTTGATGGAGAAAATTATGAACACCTTGTTTTTACTGATGGCTGAATTCAATACCCCTAACATTGAACTCTCAGCAGTTAGCCAAAAGTACTTTGGCATGAGTCCAGCCACGGCAGAAGCAAAAGCAAACGCTTGTAAGTTGCCCGTTCCAACATATCGCATCGGCACATCACAAAAAGCAAAACGTTGCATCAATATTCAGGATCTTGCGGAATACATAGACAAAAGACGAGAAGAAGGACGTATCGAGTGGGAACAGGTCAGAACAAGCAAACAGAAGGGCAAAGAACATCACTAAATAAAAAACCCGCCTAAAGGCGGGTTTTCAAAAAGCACCAGCTATGATCATGCTGCTTTGCGACGACGAAGCTTACCCTGCTGCTCTTTACCAGAGACAGTAGCGTGAGTGAACGCATTAGGAGCAGCCTTCATCAGAACTTCAACAGCAGCACCCATACCTGCGAATGCTTTCATTGTGTCGAACTTAACCTGTGGCTTGGTTGCTTTTTGATCTTCCATAGAAAACTCCTGAAGTTATACCGAAACAATTCCTGTTGTTTACTCATCATCAATAGATGATACGCAATATTTATTTTTAAATTTAAGGTTCTTTGGCGTAACTTCATCAGAGATATCAAAACCGTCCAGAATTCTATTGAATGTAGCTTCTGGCATATCATCATGAACAGAAATCTCACCCGATCGCTGCTTTCTAACCATGTTATCCACTCGCCAAATTATAGCTTCAGCGTAAACAACATAACTTGGATGCTTGATAAAGCGATGATCACCAGAATTCAAGACGCAAGACGGATCGTGGGGGACACCATCCTTGATACTAGAAATATTAACAACTAAAACACAATAACAATCGTTAACGGGGTAATAAACAGGATCATTACAAATCACATGAAGATGATTGCATGGCCCAGTTGGGGCAAGCACAGTTCCTTTCCTGTATGGCTGATAATCCGTCATGATAATTGCAAAGAAAATTCCTTAAGTTTCTGAGATTCTTCCATTTTGCCAATTATGCGATTAGCCTCATCCTCGCTTTTACCCTCACTGATCAGCATTTCTTTCAGGTCTATAGGCTTACGAGAATTGCCAGGATCGTGCCACTCTGGACAAACGCTTTCTAAATGCGTCATATTTGCGAGATCAAATCGGTTCATATGCCCATACCGAGAATAGATTTCATCTAAAATCCGGATATCTGCACGACTCAATTCATCAAAGACCTCGTCTGCATCCATTTCCCTCGGATCTGAACGCAACGATACATTATGCCCGTTCGTCTCTATCAAGTTGTACCAGTAGTCACCAATGCCTTCAGCCTTACCGCGAATCAAGTTCAGCGTATTCGACATGACTGGTCCAAATTTCATAGAGTAAAGGCTATCTTCGCCGATCATCCTGCCATGCTTCAAAATCGACTGGCGGTTAGACAGATAGAGCAACTTCATCAATTTCAGATATGCCATGCGCCCACCTCGCTTAAGAAGTAGGTATGCAGCCATTTGAGCTACTTTTTCTTCGCAAAACAT